TGCAGTCGAGACGACGGATCGAGTAGCTCCGCGACAAACTTGCCGCCCGCTTCCTTCACCCGCCCGATCCAGCCGAACTTGAGGATGTCCTTGCCGGCGGCCACGTTGTCCCAGAGGCACTCAGCAACCCAGAAGGTCGCGCCGTTGTACCGGCCAGCGAGCAAGTCCTCGGCGGTGATGTAGGACGAATCGAACGCGCCCTGCACATCCATGTCCGACACACTCAGGTCGGCGTTGACCTTGATGCTCGACGGATCGAACGAGGCCGTCGCGAGGAACGTCTCGCCTTCGACCACCAAGTCGCGGTCATGCTCGGTGAATCGCAGGATCACACCGTCCGTGCGCTCGATACGCCAAATCTTGCACAGGCGCGATGAGGACGACTGGCGGGCGGTCGCGATGGCGGCGGGGACGGTCCTCATTCGCCCAGAACCTCGATGAGCGACAGCGAGTCGCAGAAGAAGATCAGACCCTGCGCCACGTTGCGGTTCTCGGCCCGCCAGGACAGGCGAGACTCGGCAAAGCGCACCGGGACGTCGAACTCGAACGACGCCTCGATCACCGCGCCGTCGGCCGGCGCCACGCTGAAGGTCACGATGCCGGTCGTGCGCGAGACGGTCCACCCTGAGAGCTGCTCGATGCCGTTGACCCACACCCGAACGCTCGAGGTGATCGGCTTAGTGATCGGGCGGCTGTAGGTCTGGCTGCCGATCGTGTACGGCTTCACCAGCTGGATCGTGAGATCCGAACCGTCGCCCGTGGCAATCGTCGACCTGGCGCACTCGTAGTCGAACAGGTCCCGAAACGGGAACGAGTGGACGGGCCCGCGCATGGCGAGGAAATAGTCGTGAATGCCGGACCGCTGCGCCTTGGTCTTTCCGGTGGTCGAAAGATCCCATGACCGGCGAACATTGGAGACCGGCAGGTTGCGGGCCTCGATCCGGTTGCGGGTCTCGACAACCTCGGCAAGCCAGTCGTCCGAGGCCACCGCCCCGTAGGCGTATTCCTCGGGGAATCGTTCGTCGACGAAGCTCACCGAAACCTCCCAGCGCCGGCCGACCACCCGGCCACCCGCGACTTGATCTGCGCCTCGGAGCGCCGGAACGACTCGACGTCGTTGGCCATGACCGTGATGTTCACGTCGCCGGCTCCGCCCTGCATGGTCACCGGGATCGTCCGGCCGTCAGGCAGCGGGACATAGGCTTCCGGCGTGGACCCTTCGCCGAAGATAGCGGCCTGGGGCGAACGGGCGACGCCGCCGACGGCGTACTTGCGCAGCGGCACCTCGCCGAACTCGGTGATGATCCCGCCGTTCGCCTTCCTGTAGGTGGGGATGCTCACGCTGATCGGCGCGGCCTTTCCGCCGCCGAACAAGCCCCCGAGCAGCGTCGACCCGATCCCGCTGATCGCGTTCGCAAGCGGCTCGGTCACTAGGCGGCGAGTCACGATCCTCAGGATGTCCTGCTCGAGCGCGGTCAGCAGATCGCGCAGGCCGCGGCCCTCGACAATCGCGTCCTCGAACGCCGAGGAAAAGGTCATCCCGAGTTCTTCTGCTGCGTCGGTCAGAGCCTCGGTCTGGTCGGTCGTGCCGATCAGATCCTGGTTGGCGCGGGCCTGAACGACACCGCGCGCACGGGCGGCATCTTCCGGGGCCAGCAGTCCGCCAGATTCCAGCCGCCGAATTTCCTCCAGCTCGCGCGCGTACTGCCGCATCGGGTCGATCGCATCGCGCCACCGATCCGCCAGGTCGCGAAGTCCAGCCGCGCCGTCGCCGCCCGCCGTGGCAGTCGTGCGGAAGATTTCCTTCTGGATCTTGTCGTAGGCCTCGGCCGACAGGCCAAGCTCGAAGAAGGCCCGGTCCAGGATCTGCAGCGCCTCCGACGCATCAACGCCGTTTTGCACCAGGCCGGTGAGCGCGGTTTCCAGTGCCCCCGCGTAGACGTCGCCGTCCAGCCCCTGCTGGAACAGGCCGTTCAGCCGACCGATCACCGCCTCGAGTTCGCGCGCCTTCACGATCGGCGCGTCCTGCAGCAGCCTGGCCACCGAGGCGTTCACGCGCGACTCGAAGTCCTCGAACTCGCGCGCGGTCTGGGACAACGCACGGCCCCGCGACGACCCCGAACCGGTTCCGGTTCCGGTCGGCGGAGCGGAAGGCCTCGTCCCGGCCACGCGCCCGGCGCGGTCGCGCGGATCGTAGATCTCCTGACGGGTGTCGGTGAGCTGGCGCTCGAGCGTCTGGAAGTACCGGATGTCCCGGTTCACCTTCTCGATCTCGGTCCGCAGCTCGTCGGACGTGCGCCGCTGCGTGAACAGGTTGCCGAACCGACGGCCGATCTGCGGCACCTGCTGGGCTTGCTCGGCCAGCCGAAGCTCCTCCTGCAGCAGTGTGCGACGCTCCCGGAGCTCCGAAAGCTCGGTGCCCGGCGCCTTCGGCAACCGCAGACCGTAGCGCACGATGGCCTGGCCGAACCCGCCCGCCGCCTCGATGCCCGCGTTGAACTGCTCGATCAGCCGGACGATGGTCGGGATGACGGCAGACGCCAGCCCCTGCTTGAAGATCGTGAACTGCTGGTTCAGCTCACCGATTTGATCGGCCAGGTCGTCGGCCGCGCGCGCCTGGTCGGCGGTGACCGTCGCCGCGGCGCGGGATCGACTTGCGATGTCGCCCAGGATCGGCAGGTAACGCGCGCCGGACTCCTCGAGCAGCGCCTGAGCGATGGCAACCTTGTTCGCGTCGTCGCTGTACTTGGACAGCGCGCCCGCAACATCCGTCAGGACATCATCAGCATTGCGAAGGTTCCCGGCCGAATCCTTGATCGCGACGCCCAGCGCCTTGAAGGCGGCGGCCTGTTTCGAGGTCTCGACCTCGGCCTGGCCCATCGCCTTCGTGATCTTGCCGGCGAGATCAACGATTTCCTGCAGGCCGACGCCGGTCGGCGCCAGGGTGTTCAACAGGCTCGACAGGCTCTCGACGGAAACGCCGGCCTGCGTGGCCCCGTCATTGAGCGCCGCCAGCTCTTCGACGGCAATCTTGAGCTGAGAGACGATCGAGCCACCGATCGCCAGCCCCGCAAGCGCACCGAGCGTCGATTTCAGGCCCGAGAACGCCCTGTCGATCGAGTTGGCGGTCCGCCCGGCGTCGCGCGCGACGCGGTCGAGCCCGTCCTGAAACTTGGCTAGCCGCGCTTCGATGTCGATCGAAAGGACGGGCATCACATCGCTCCGAAGAATTGCATCGGGTCAGGTTCTTCCGGCTTTTCGTACTTGGGCATGAAGTCGGCCGGCGGCATGTTCTGCCCCTTGAGCACCTTCCCGGACATGTTCGCCACCGTCGAGGCCACGATCCCGGTATGCAGGTCCGCGCGGATCTCGCCAATAGGCACGCGCTGATGCCGCGCCCACCAGAGCTCGAACTCCTGCGCGCTCATCCGTTCGCCAAGCTCCCCGAGGGTCATCCCGAGGTGCCCGGCCAGCACCATCGCGAAGTCCACCTCGGGGCGGCTCAGTTTTTTTCGGCTTGCGCCTCACTGAGCCCCGACAGCTTCTCGATCACCCCGAACAGGCGCATCGCGTCGGCCATGTGGGCAGAGCCCCATGCGTCCCACTGCCCGGCCGTCCAGATCGGCTCGCCGTCGGCATCGCGCACCGACACGGCCAGCGCCTCGCACATCTGCCCGAAACGCGGCCCGTCCCAGGTGGCGAACCGGAGCTTGTCCGCAAGTCCGAGCCCCCAGACGATGACCTCGCCGCCGAGCGACTCGACGGCAGCGGTCTCCTTCGGGAAGCTCGGCGCGGGGATCTGAGAACGCTTGAGTGCCGCCATCAGGACGAGTACACCGTCGGACGGCCGAACATCGTGATGACCACCGAGGTCGTCACCTTGTCCTGCGCGTTACCGACCGGCAGCAGCGTCGCGCCGATGTAGCCGTTGAACACCACCTTCTGGCCGTTGGCGAAGGTGAACCGCACCGCCGACAGCGCCTGGTTGTCCGCCGCGTCCTTGAACCCGACCAGGGCCGCGTCGGTCACGTCCCACAGGTTCTCGAACGAGTAGACCGCCGGCGAGGCCACGCCCGGGATCTGCTTGCGGATGTTGTCGTGGATCGTGGTGATGTCGATGAAGTCGAAGTCGCCGCCCGAGGCCTGCAGGCCGGTGGCGGTCGTCATCGAGTACCCGAAGGTGATCACCTCGAAGTCGCCGGCCGAGAACGTGTCGAAGCCCGTGGCATCGCAGCCCTCGAGCTCGAAGGTGTCGGGCGAGCCCGAGGCACCGTTGGCCACGCGGAACACACGACCGTCGACCTGGCTCATGCCGGTCGCGTTGATCCGCACGTAGTCGCCGTCGGACGGCAGCGAGCCGTTGAAGCTCACGACCGCGGGATCGGTCTTGCTGATCCCGACGATGGTGACGGCAGCAGCGGCAGTCGACTCGACGTCGACGTTCACCGACTTCCAGAGAGAGACGTTCGGCATTTCAGACCCCTCAGAAACGCAAAAACCGCCCGGAGGCGGCCAGAAATGAAAAAGCCGCCCGAAGGCGGCTCACTTGAAGGGGTTGCCCCCTATTCCCAGAACTCGACGGTCAGCACCGTCGCCCACAGCATTTGCTCGGCGTTGAACTCCGAGCGCCTCCCAACTGGCAGGAAGTCCGCAGCCGCCGCCGCCGCCTGGACCGCATCGCCCAGGCCCTCGGCGCTCGCGCGCGTCTCGGCCATGCAGAACACGTCCAGCACCGCCTTGGTCGCCACCGGAGACGCGCTGTGAATCGTGTGCGTGTACTCGGTCTCGACTCGTTCGAAGGCGACCGCCGGCAGGCTCGCGTCCTGGGGCGCCACGTCCGGGTAGATCCGGTCGTCGCAGATCGCCCCGACCGAGGAGTCGGCGGCCAGCGCCGAATACAGGCTCGTCTCGGCGCTCATCGAACCGTCCTCAGTGCGGCAATGCCGCGCGCCAGGCGCTCGTTGAACTGCACCAGCGCCCGGCCACCCGCCTCATCGAAAGCGGGCTTGAGGAACGGATAGCGCACC